TGAAACACCATCACCTCCAGCAGTTGAGGTTGCGTTATTTAAAACATTCGCTGCTTTGATTTCTTTAGTAGAAGCCATAGACCTAGCTAATGCCTTAGTATAACGTGAAGCGATTGACCCATAAAGACCATCTTCTTCAGCTTCTTCTGTAACAGAGAAAGCTAAAGCAATAGTTTCATGCTGATAACGAGCAGTCCACTGTTGTGATGCAGAGTCATAAGAAACTCCAGCACCTTCGTCTTTAATTGGAGCTTGACCAAATCCAGTCAACAATACATCTTCTTCAAAAGCTTTTTGAGAAGTGTTGTTTTCAAAGACTTTAGCAAACTCTGGTGGGTAACTATCGTACTCTAACCCGAACAAGGTGTTTAAACCAGGCTCAAGCATTTTTGCAAATTGTGCTCTATTCATTGCCATTGTTTAAATCTCCCTATATTCCAGCACTATCTTTGAGCAAGTGCTCATTGATAAGAACTTCCATTATTGCATTAGCACCAAAGGCATTGTCTGGGGTTTCATAAAGACCAAGAATTTTGCAACTGGCAGTTCCTGCTGCCATAGTTCCTGATAATTCAAAACCAGATTGTCCTGTAGTAGTAGAACCAGCACCAGCAACAAGGTCACAACAGTTACCTATGTTTGTCTGTGCAGTAGTTCCTGCAGATTGAGCTTTAAACACAGTGTATGGATCATCATAAACATATGCTTTAATATTTGTAGCAGTTGTTCCAGACGGCCAGTATTGTGAATAAACGTAAGAGCCATCTGTAGCAGTGTATGACACTCCAGCGAAAACGCCTATATTATTAACTTCTGTAGCAGTATGAGGTGTTAAAACCCCACCTGATGTTATGATAACTACATCACCTGTAAAGATGTTTTCAGCTAATCCAGAAGTAATTGTATATACATTTGCACGAGAGTAACCATTACCACTAAGATGACGAACGGGTGTTAACCCAAAAGCAGCATCAACATTTGCCATTTTTTTCTCCTAGTAAAAAGTTAATCTTCCATGACAGACATTGGTCTGCCACCACTAACTGAACTTTTCCTCTCTTGATAGATTCTTTGTCCAGCCTTTTGCCCTAATGCATCAAGATCGCCAGAAAGTGATTCATTTTGCTCTACGTTCCTATTAGAATAATAAGCTTTCATCTGCTTATGTTTTTCTTCAGGCATTTCGCAAAGCAACATTCCTTCAATTCCTATGCAACCTTCCCACTGTCCATGATTAATAGTTGGAAACAACTTACTCTTCACAGTACTAGCAGGGCGAGCTTCCCACCCTTCACGCATTCTTTTAAATACGTTGTCTGGTGTGTCCTTCCCCTGAATCGAGGTAGCTACCCATCGTTGTACATATCCAGCTCTCGGTTCTGGTGCATCCAACAATGCTGGTGGTGTCCAATGTGTTTGAGGTCTTGAATCCTCATCTCGAACACTCATTCGGGTTTCTTCTGCTCTTACATTTCTATTTTCAGCCATGATTAACTCCTTTGACTTTTCTGTATTTCAGAAGCGTACTTTTTCAAGCCAGCTTCATCATTAATTCCAAGTTCTCTCGCCATTCGTAACTGATCCTGTGTCATGCGAACCCTATTCCCTCTGTATGTAGAGCCACCCGTAGTTGGTGCTACTGTCTTTCTACTCTTACTCTTCGTACTTTGGTCATTACTTGATACTAACTCGGGAAAAACTCTTTGTAAACGACTATTTAAAAGATTGTAATAATCTTCAGAATTTTTATCGTATCCTTCTAAGTCTAATTGCACATCTATAGCTCTAGCTGCAGCCGTTTCTCTTTCATAACCTTTGGCATTAAACCATTGGTTTTGATTCCACCAACTCATAGCTCTAGGTGGTGCTGGATTAACTGAAGCTTGTTGTGCTCTTCCAACAGTAGGCGAAACTGACTGTTGTGCTTGCATTTGAGTTTGCAAATCGTTTACCCTTATAGCCGCTCTCATATCAGCCATCTGTTCAGAAAAACTAACTTGAGCTTCTGTGTCACCTTCCTCAACTGCTTTAGTTAAGGCTTGCTTAGTTAGATCGTATCGTTTTTGAAATTCATTTTGTGCGTGTGTTGTTTGTTGTTGCACATTATTTTTTTCAAGTCTTTCCAGTCGAGCTTTTAGTTGTGCTGTTTCTTCTTGATATTTTTTTGCTTGTATTTCAGCTAATCTTCTTTGCTCTGTTATTTTATTTATCCTAGTTTGAACTGTATCACTTAGCTCTTTCTCAGATAAATTACGCTTGACTTTTAAATCAGGCTTTTCTTCTTGATCGTCTTGTGCTTCTACTTGTTTAACTTCTTCTGCTATTTCAATTTCAAAATCATCTCCACCAGCCTTACGCTTGGTTTCCTCAATTTCTTTTTCGATTTCTTCCATTGGGTTTGAATTTTCATTCATGGTTGCGTTCTCCATGCTATTCGCTAATTAAAGGTATGCAGTTACTTCTACGCCCTCTGGCAAGATAGATGTTATCTCGTCATCGTTAAGTAAAAGAAATCTTACCCCATTTATCACTAGTTTTTGACCAGCATATTTTCCATAGGTAACTTTGTCTCCAACTTGTGGCTTATTAGATATACGCCAACTAGCTCCAGTTCCTCTTTCTCTATATGCAAGTTCTCCAACTCCAGCAACAGTTCCATGAGCAGTTAAGTATGCTTCATTTTCTTGAGCTTTGGATGGCAGAATAATACCACCTTTAGTTTGTTGCTTGATTTGGTTTGGTTGTATCAATATTTTCCAACCCATTGGGATTGGTAATTGATGTTGACCGATTGTTGATTTAGACTCTTCATCGGTGTAGAGTTTTGCAACTTCATGTTGATGAGACATGGTTCATTCATCTCCTTGATCTAACTTAGTTAAGGTTTCGTCAATAATGACACAAGCGTCTTCTAGTCCTTGTGCAATACCAACGTCTTTTTGATATGATTGAAAGTCTGTTTCTCGACCATCAATCATTTTCTCAGCTATCGCTGATTTCTTCTCTCTCAGATTCTTCTTTATTGTCTTCAGGAGCTCTATTGTGTTCATCTAGATTTACCTCTCCTGCCATTGATACGCCAGTGACAAAGACTTGTACGTCTTTATTTTCCATATTTCTTAACCATTTTATTTTTTGGCTTAATCTTTTTAATTTTTTTCTTAGCCACACCTTTTTTACCATACATATTTTTATCTCCTTTAGATATTAGTGATGAAAATTGTGTTCTGTTCATGTTTTATATAGTAACTATTTAAAATTAAAAAACAATTAATTCTTTTTTGTATCTACAATACTGTCAGCCATTGCAGTTTCTGTATAAACATATCCAACAGATTGTTTTACAATTTTGCCAACTTCATTTTTATTATATTCTTCAGCTCTTGGGTCATCTTCAAACATTAGGTGATCGTCAGAAGGGTCATGTGGTGTATTAAGTGCTTCATTACAGACTTTACGCAATTCATAGTTAGGCAAATTGTCAATGCCTCTACATCTATGACAAGCTTTAGGCTTGTTTCTTTCTCTTCCAGCAGGCAGTAATGCTACTCCACAATCTTTACAATTTTCAAATTTATTTTTCCCACTTGTAGAAAACATGATCTGCAATTGTCCTTATCTTACGCTTCCTATTGACCCAATAAGGCGTTACATAAGTGGCATGATAGTGCGTAGCGTCTTCTACTACATCTATATTATCAAAAAACCCCTCATGCATTCGCTTAGCCAACATTAACGAATAACTCCAAGATTGCAAATCTTTTGGTTTATCTGACTTGCCATCACACCACCAACTAAATTGGCATTTGTTTTTTATAGGTACATTATTAAAATAAAATCCTTGATAGACAACGCCACAAATAGTGTTTGGAAATCTAACATCCTTTACTCTATTCATTGTTACTTGTGCCACTGCTAATTTACCCACTGTGGGTTGGTTTCTTGCTTCATGGTATATATTAAGAGCAAGACAATTTACCTCATCTGCTTTGGCGTTCTTGAAACAACAAAGCAAGACAAGAAAAAGTATAATAAAAAATTTCATAATAACCTCCCAGATATTACTCCATTTGTGCTAAGATTATATTTGCTTTTATATCTTTAAATATGTTTTGAATTTTATAATGATCATCAGTTAAGTCTTTGAGTTGTTGACTTATAAGATTATAAGCATCCTCAATTACATCTTCGTTAATACTGTGATCTAGTTCCCAACTCCTTAAAAGGTTTTCTTTAATATCAATTGCTCTTCTAAATGCATTGTCAACTCTTTCCTCACATTCGTCTATATCAAACAGTTCAAATTTATTGTTCTCAAACCTTTTCCAATATATACATACACTTAATTGTGAAATGATACCCCATTGACTTAATGTGTCAAATAGCTTTTTTCTTTCTTCTATTTCAATATCTAAAGAATACCAAATAGAAATATGTTTTTTTATTTTCATTAGTTTGCTCCCTTCTTAAAAACTATTTCGTCATTGTAAATCATGCCTTTAATATTCTGTAAGCACTTGTAAATTGTTTTGGAATTATCACGAAATACTTCGTGAGTTAAATCGTTCACATTTAAATCAAGGATTGTATTTTCCATAGCTACGATTTTTTCGTGAAGTTGAATGTTTTGTTTTAAACGATTGTTTTTTTCCATTATTTTGCTCCCTTTGGTAATTGAATATCCATTTGATCCCAAGCTGATCTTCTCATCTTGAATTTAATGTCATGTATTGGAATACAAATTCTAA